AAATGGTGCTACTGAAAATGCTCCATCTGCCACTGGTGGTGTAGCAAATCCACAGGCACAACCAAGTTATGGTGCCTCACAAGGTTTTAGCACAAGTAGTGGACCATATGGTGCTACAAATAATTATGGCAGTAGTGATATTCCTAGTGGTTATGGACCAATGACAAATAATATTCTGCTAACTGCCTATAATAATGGTATGCAAGGCAGTGCGGCTGGTCAAAGTAGTTCGTTTGCACAATATATTCCACAGGTACAAAATCCAATAGCGACCATTGCAAACTTTGCGACTCGTGCTGTATTACAGAATATTACATATGGTAACGGTGGCGCACTAGATATTGGCAACAACGTACATGGTCAGTTTACTAATCAGAACTATAGTGCTGGTGAGTTACAGAACAACCCAGGCAACTTGCAATATAGTTCAAGGGATAAATTTGCGGTTGGTTTCGCAAATGGTCTAGCAGTGTATACTAAACCAGAAGATGGCATTGCTGCACTTATATCACTGTTTGATAGTTATGCAACTGCTACTCCTATCACTGCTATACAGTTAATTGCAAACTATATGCAGAGCAACAATCTTACATCTAATGAAGTTGTAAGTTTTGCACGTTTTGTACAAAACAATAGTGGTATAAACCCAACTGACTATGTGTATCTTGCTGATCCACAAACAAGAATTGCTTGGGTTACTGTAGTTATTCGTCAAATTCAAGGACGAATAATTTATACCTATGACCAAGTAGTATCAGCTTGTGCTCAAAGCGTTGGATTAACACCAAGTGCATTTACACAAAGCATTGCGCCAAATGCTACTTGGAACAATGGCTCAACTCCAAGTGGATTTGTATCACCAAATAGTCCTACTTTGAAAAATGGCGGAAGCAGTTTACTTGGAAATATCGTAGACAATGTTAAGAATAATCTTATTAATCGTGCCATTGGTGCTGCTGGTAATACAGTTGGCAATATATTAAATAATGCACTGCGTGGTAATGGACAATCTCCGACAAGTGGACAGCAAGGTAGTTTTGGCTTTGTGCAAGTTGATCCTAATGCGGCTGCTAGTCGTCAAGATGCAGAGCGTATATTGGCAAGCGGCGGTAGTTTCGTTGATGCAACTTCCAAGGTAGATGCTGCTAGCCCAGGCAAGATTCCGTTGCCTATTGCACGACCAGCAGACTTAAATGTAAATTATGGTTCACTTGACCCGCAACAACGTGCTGAATTACGTGCACAATATGTTGGAACACAGGCACAAACCACAGATATTGCTACACCTGGTCCAACACCTAACCAACAAGTGGATGCAGCACAAACAAACGTTGCTATTGCACAGGCCACTGCTGATTTGGCAAATGCAAAATATAATAGAGCAGTACAAATATTTGGCGCCAATAACCTACATACTACTCTCGAGAACGACGCTACTGCAGCAAATTATAGTCTTAAAACGGCACAAAGCCAACGTGATACTATTATTGCTACAAATCCGCTACTTGACAAACAACCAGGTGATGCAACAGGAACCGCAAGTGCAACATTGCAAGAAAACCAAAATGCATATTATGCTGCAATAGACGCTGGTGATCCACTGACAGCAACAAACTATGTGCCTAGGGTAGGAACAGGTGGCGGTAATAGTATGAGTGCTGGTTTATATGATGTATCTGGTACTGGTGGTGGTGATAGTATGAGTGCATCTGGAACCACTGTTCCATCAAATACAACGATTCCAGATGCAGTTGCTGATTATAGAGCGCCAGCATCAACCACGGTTTCAACAAATAGCGCTACTTTTGAACCGGGTGCAACATATGATGGCGGAATACCAAACCGTGACGTTCAATATATACAAACACTTCCAACGTTTGCGCAACCACAATCTCCAGATGCAGCGCCACTAACTATAGGCGATCCTTCTAATAACACAACAGGCTATTCTTTTGGAAATAATCCAGTGCCCTTGACTAATACTGGCGATCCTCGTGTAGGTGAAGGAACACTAGGTGGCGGATATAATGACCCGTATGCACCACCGGCAACTGATTCTGCAACACCATCAACACCACCAGTTACCAGCGATCCACGTGGCACTTCACAAATACCTGGCACTACACCAGTAACAGGAACAACACCAGCACCAGGTGCCGGTGGCATAACAGGCGGTAGTGGCACACCACAAGGCAGTGCTGCAACTGGTCCAAGTGCAGGCAGTTGCTAATGATGGGTAAATATTAATATGGCACTTTACAAAGGTTATTCTTCAGTTAATAGAACATTCGGACCATTTGGGATTGTGGACAATGATCTTATCGTTCAAGACTTGCTAAATCACTTACAAATTCGTAAAGGTGAGAAACTTCACAACCCAAATTTTGGTTGTATTATTTGGAACCGATTGTTTGATCCATTAACGCCTGCGCTAAAAGCAGAGATTAAACAAGATATTGATCGTATTATTGCCTATGACCCACGTTTTAATGTAGTAAGCCAAACTATTGTACAAGAAAGTCCCGATGGTCGTGGTTTGGTATTAAACTTTCAACTACGATTTGCCACTGATAACAAACTTGCAGCACTTAATGTATTATTTGATAATAGTACTCAAAAACTGTATGTTCTTTAATATACGCAGTTAATTTTCCAAATAAATAATATGTGATAGAGAGTAACAATGGCAACTAATACACGTCAGACCAATATATTTGCAACCGAAGATTGGAAAAAGATTTATACAACTTTCTCCAATGCTGACTTTCAAAGTTATGACTTTGAAACACTGCGCAAGGTTATGGTTGACTATGTTAAAACATACTATGCCGAAGATTTCAATGACTTTATTGAAAGCAGCGAATATGTTGCACTGCTAGACCTTATCGCATTTACTGCACAAAGTGTTGCCTTTCGCACAGATTTAAACGCTCGTGAAAACTTCTTGGAAACTGCAGAACGCCGTGATAGCGTCCTGAAACTAGTAAAACAATTAAATTATGTTCCAAATCGTAATCGCAGTGCCAGTGGTTTCTTAAAAGTAAATTCTGTTACTACCACTGAAAGTATCATTGATATTAATGGCAATAATCTTGCTAGAACCTCTATTGCGTGGAATGATGCTAACAATACCAACTGGGTAACACAATTTTCCCAGATAATGAATGCTGCAATAAACAGCAGTCAAAAGATTGGTAAACCTTATGCTAGTAAAACAATTAATGGTATTCGTACAGAACAATATAACTTGAGTGTTCCTAACACTATTCTACCTATCTTTGGTTTCAGCAGCAATGTTGGTTCAGTAAACACTAACTTTGAAGTTGTAAGCGCAAATATCTTAACCACTGATACTATTAGTGAATATGATCCTGGCACACGTGGTCAGTTTGGTTTAATTTATCAAAATGACAGTCGTGGTAACAGCAGTGCAAATACTGGGTTTTTTCTGCATTTTAAACAAGGCGTATTAAACTCTATTGATTTTACACTTACTGATAAAGTTGCAAACCGTATCTTCTCTATCAACAGCGAAAATGTTAATAATAACGACGTATGGATGTACGAGATTGCAAACGGTAAAATTGGAGAATTATGGACACAGGTAGCAAGTACCAGTGGCAGCAATGCCATCTATAATAGTACTGCTCGTGGTGTTCGTACTCTTTACAGTGTTAATACACGCATTAATGACCAAATTGATTTAATATTTGGTGATGACAGTTTTGCACAAATTCCACTTGGTAACTATCGTGCTTATTATCGTGTAGCAAATGGTTTAACCTATCGTATCTCACCAAGTGATATGGCTAATATTAGTGTGGCAATTCCTTATATCAACAAGAATGGGCAAACTGAAACTATCACTTTAAATTGCTCACTACAATATACAGTAAGCAATTCATCACGCCGTGATCTTACCAACGAAATTAAACAAAAAGCACCACAGGCTTATTACACACAAAACCGTATGGTTAATGGCGAAGATTATAATATCTTTCCTTATACCTCTTATAGCGATATTGTAAAAGTAAAATCTGTAAACCGTTTTGCCAGTGGTGTATCACGTGGATTAGATATCACTGACCCAACTGGAAAGTATACTTCAACTGACCTTTATGCAAAGGATGGTGTATTTTATAAAGATACATTCCTGCAAACTTTTGACTTTACGTATAATAGTCGCAATGATATTATTAATGTGATTAATAATATAATTCAACCAATCTTGGCTGATTATCCGCTGCGTCATTTTTATTATGAAAATTTCCCTACTATTAAGGTAAATTTAATAAACCCTACCATATGGTCTCGTAGTACAAATGATACTACTACGTGCACAGGTTTCTTTCTTAATACAGCAGATACTACTAAAACTCCAGTTCAAATTGGCAACAGTCAGACTGATAGCAGAAAATATCTGCGTGTTGGTACGTTAATTAAGTTTAGTGCACCAAGCGGTCAATACTTTGATGCAACCAATACTTTAATTACTGGAACTCCGCAGATATCTACTGACCGTACTGTAATTTGGGCAAGTATTCAAAGCGTTAGTGGTACTGGTGCAAGCACGGTGCTAGTTGCTGGTCGTAATATTGGCGCAGTTACATTAAGTGAAAATATTCCAAGCAATGCTGTTATAAGTGAAGTATATGCAGAGTTTGCAACAGTATTTCAATATACTACCATTAATAGCATGGTAGGTTATATCCTAAACAAAACAGAGTTTGCGTTGGTTTATGACTATACCCAAACCTCTGGTGTAAATGATCCATGGGTAAAGATTGATATTTCAAAAGTTAATAATACTGGTAACTTTAATTTAGCAAGTCAATATACAAACAGTGATAGCAGTTGGTTATTAAAATTTAATACTGACGGCGTAAAGTATACAGTAACCTATCGTCAATTAAACTATGTATTTGGAAGCAGTTCACAGGTAAGTTTCATCAACAGCAACCCAAATGCAGTGTATGATGCTGCTACTAACAGTTTAGTCAAGGACAATGTTCGTGTGCTAAACGTTAATGGCATTGCAAATGATACTAATTTAAACATTTATAAAAATGTTGTGTTAAGTGATGGATATACTGACAGCACTCGTGTGTTAGTAACGTATCCTATCAGCAGCACAAGTGGATTACCAACCGACCCACTGATCTTCAGTGAAGTTAACACTACTGCCACTACTGTTTTCTATAAGAAGTATATTGATAGTGATAATTTAGTACGTTATGCATTAGTTCCAACTGGTGGAATAAGCACCTTATATACTACAAAGGTTGCACTTAATGCAGTTCGTAATAACTTTCCAACTGGTAGTATATTTTATTGTGTAGGTGATGATGCATTTTATCAAATTCAAAGTATCAATGGTGTGGCAACGGTAGTAGATAAAAGCACCACTTATCTTAACTATTATGGTCGTCAAAATCTAATATTTGAATATCAACACAATGCAGAGAATACTCGGCGTATTGATCCTGCTGCTACAAATCTTATTGATACATATATTCTTACACGCAGTTATGATGAAAGTTATCGTAACTATGTGTTAGATAATACAAATACAGTTCAGAAACCAGTAGATTTGGATAGTGTAACTCTTAATAATAGTTACAGCAACTTGTTTACATATAAGATGATAAGTGATGAGATGATTTTAAATGCTGGCGTTTATAAATTGCTATTTGGAGCAAAGGCAGTATCAACACTACGTGCTAATTTCCAAGTGGTTAAAAGTCCAAGCACTATGTTAAGTGATACCGAAATTAAAAGTCGTGTGGTGGATGCCATTAATAATTAC